TAGTTGCAGGAACTGCTACATACACTGTAGATACAGATGTAAATGATGTTCTTGAAGCATACATCTCTACAACAAACGCAGCAGGAAATACTTCATCAACAAACGATATCTCATTAACAAAAATTGATAGATCAGCTTATGCTGCACTTCCAAATAAATTACAAAGAGGACAACCATCACAGTATTATGTTGATAGACAAACAACACCAACTATAAGTTTATATTTAGCTCCAGATGCAACAACTTATACAACATTAAAATTTTATACAATAAATAGAATTGAAGATGCAGGTGGATTTACAAAAACACCTGATGTGGCTTACAGATTTTTACCTTGTATGTGTTCTGGCCTTGCATATTATTTATCACAAAAAAGAGCACCAGATAGAATTCAATTATTAAAACAATTATATGAAGATGAATTAATTAGAGCATTAAACGAAGACGGTTCAAGAACTTCAGTTTATATTTCTCCACAAACTTATTTTGGGAGTGGTTCTTAATGAGTTACGCAACAGGAAAACATTCTAAAGCTATCTCCGATAGATCTGGACAAGCATTCCCATACAAAGAAATGGTTAAAGAGTGGACAGGTGCTTTGGTTCATATATCAGAGTTTGAACCTAAACATCCACAACTAGATCCTCCTTATCATAAGGCAGATGCAGTGGCTTTACAAAATACAAGATCACAAAGATTTCAACAACCTACAACTGTTGCAGCTAACGATACAACTATAGCTGATTCTGGTGGTATTACAGTCGGTGTAGCAAATTTAACCTTACCTGGACAATTCGGATTTTTAAATCAAGGAACATCATCAATGATCCCTGCAGATCCATCATTACAAAACAGAAGAAGACAAGTTTCGATGCAAATTAATTCAGTAACCGTGAGTATTACATAATGGCAATATCTTATTCAGATTTTTTAACACAGGTTAGGAACTACACAGAAGTAGACTCAAATGTATTGAGCGATACTATTATTGGACAATTCCTAAGAAACACAGAATTAAATGTAGCAGGAGCCGTGGACTATGATGACACAAGAAAATACGCAACTTCATCATTCACTGCAAACAAAAGGTATTTAGTAACACCTTCAGATTTTTTAGTTATTAGATCTCTACAAGTATTTGCAGACACTAGTATTACTAGTGCTAGAACTTTTTTAGAAAAAAGAGATACTAGTTTTATATCAGAATATAATGGAAGTAATACAACAGGATTACCAAAATACTACGCTAATTGGGATGATGCTTCAATTGTTGTAGCACCAACTCCAGACCAAGCTTATGGCGTACAACTTAATTATATTATTACACCACCTAGTTTTACCTCTACTAATAATACTTATTTATCAACATACCAACAAGGAATGCTTTTAGATGGAGTGCTTACAGAAGCTTTTGCTTATCTCAAGGGTCCCATGGATATGTACAATCTATATAAAAGTAAGTATAATGAAAGTGTACAAAATTTTGCTCTCCAACAAATGGGGAGAAGAAGACGAGCAGAATACGATGATGGGGTACCTAGAGTTCAAGTACCTTCACCATCTCCATAAAAAATTAAAGGAGAACTATTATGGCTATAACTACTAACGCAATTTGTGATTCTTTTAAAAAAGAATTACTTCAAGGAAAACACGACTTTGATACATCATCTGATACATATAAATTAGCGATGTATACATCATCAGCAACATTAGGAAAATCAACAACAAACTATGCAACAAACCCAGGTGGTGGATCTAATACTGAAGTTACTTCTTCAGGTTACACTGCAGGTGGTAAAGCACTTGTTAACCAAGGTGTAAAAGTATCATCATCAGTAGCAATTACTGATTTTGCCGATTTATCTTTTACTGGAGTTACATTGACAGCTAGAGGTGCATTAATTTACAACACAACGACTGACGGTGGTTCAAATACTACTGATGCTGTTTGTGTTTTAGATTTTGGTGGAGACAAAACTGCAACTGCAGGAACATTTACAATTCAGTTCCCTGCATTTACAACATCTGCAGCAATATTAAGATTAACATAAGAGAGGTCTAGATGGCACTTGTCATTAACGATAGGGTCAGAGAAACTAGTACAACCTCTGGAACAGGAGATATTACACTTGGAGGTGCTGTCCAAGGTTTCTTAACTTTTGCTTCTGGTATTGGAACTAGTAATACTACATATTACTGTATCACAGAAACAGGTACAGCTAATTTTGAAGTTGGATTAGGAACTTTATCGGCATCAACAACTTTACAGAGAACAACTGTTATAAGTAACTCAGCAGGCAACACTTCAAAAATTAATTTTTCTGGAAATTCCCTTGATGTTTTCGTAACAGGTCCTGCCTCTAAATCTGTTTTAGAAGATGCGAGTAATAATGTAACCTTATCTGATGATCTTACAGTATCAGGAGATCTTAAATCTGCTGCTTTAAAAGCATCAGATGGAGGTAACATTATATCTCAATCAGGAACCGATATAACCATCGGTGCTTCAGGAGACACAGTAATTTTAGCAGATGGTGCTTCTCAATCAGGTTTTGGAAATATAAGTTGGGTAACAACAGTAAAAACTGCAAATTTTAATGCGAGTGCAGGTGAAGGTTATTTTGTTGATAGTTCTTCGAATACTGTCACTGTAACTTTACCAACAGGAGTAGCAGGAGAATCTGTTGCAGTAGTTGATTACATCTCAAACGCAAATACAAATGCAATATTTTTAACTCCTCAATCTGGTGAAAAAATAGAAGGAGCAACATCAGGTCAAGGTATTTCTACAAATAGACAAGCTCTAACTTTAACTTATTCAGGTGCTACTCAAGGATGGCTTGTTTCTAGCGCAGGTGAGTCAGGTCCAATTACAACACCTTCCATAACTTTTGCAACAGCTTCAGGTACTTTAGGAACTTTAACAGATGCACAAAGAGGTGACCCGAACGGAAACTTATCTTCTGCTGCAGCAACATCAAGTTTTGGTACATTAACTTATTCAATTCAATCAGGAAGTTTACCTTCTTCTCTAGGCTTAAATTCATCAACTGGTGCGTTTACAGGAACTGTAGATGCTGTTGCAGCTGCAGCAACTTCTAATTTTACAGTAAGGGCTACTATAACAGAAACCGGAACTATTTCAGATAGAGCTTTTTCTATAACTGTTCAAGCACCTACTATAACTTTTGCGACAGCTTCAGGAACTTTAGGGACTTTAACAGATACTGAAAGATCCGACCCAGCTGGAAATTTAAGTGTAGTGACTGCATCTACTTCCTCTGGATCTTTAACTTATGCGATACAATCAGGAAGTTTACCTTCTGGAGTAACTTTAAATTCATCAACTGGTGCTTTAGGGGGATCAGCTAATGTTGTTGCGTCAGAAACAACTTCTAATTTTACAGTAAGAGCAACGAATACCTCTGGTACTACTTCAGATAGAGATTTTGCTATAACTGTCGAATCACCCACTATTACTTTTGCGACAGCGTCAGGAAGTTTGGGAACCTTACAAACAGACGCTGAAAAAGCTGATCCAGCTGCAAATTTAAGTGTAGTAACCGCATCTACTTCATCAGGATCTTTGACTTATTCAATTGCTTCTGGAAGTTTACCATCTAGCATGAGTTTAAATACTTCAACAGGTGCTTTTACAGGAACAGCTGATAATGTAGTAAGTGATACAACATCAAATTTTACAGTAAGAGCTACAAATACCTCTGGTACTACAGCGGATAGAGCTTTTTCAATTTTAGTTAAACCAAGCAAATTATTTGTTGCAGCATCAGGAGGATCTGAAGCAACTGATGGAGATTTTAAAGTACATACATTTACAAGTCCAGGGACATTTACAGTAAGTCAAGCTGGTAATGCAGCAGGATCTAATTCCGTAGATTGGTTAATTCTTGCTGGTGGTGGAGCTGGTGGATCTGGTACTGCAGGAGCAGGGGGTGCTGGAGGACACAGACAAAATTATCCAAACCCTGCCACAGGAGGTACTCCTGTCTCCGCTCAAGGTTATCCAATACAAGTAGGAGGTGGTTCAGGTGGATCTTCTCCTAGTATGTCAACAGGTGGTAGTGGTAGTAGTTCAAGTGCTTTTGGTTTTACATCTGCTGGCGGAGGTGGCGGAGGAGATAGAGACACTAATACAAACGGTCAATCTGGTGGTTCAGGTGGCGGAGGTGGTGGTTCCGATGGTGGAATGAGAAGTGGTGGATCAGGAAATTCACCTCCCGTTAGTCCCTCTCAAGGAAACGGAGGAGGTGGAGGTCGAGGTGGTGGCGGTGGTTCTGCTGGTGGTGGCGGAGGTGGTGCCCAAAGTGGTGGAGCTAGTAGCCCATCAAATGCTGTTGGAGGTCCAGGTGGTGATGGTAAAAGTGTAAGTATAACAGGTTCAAGTGTCACAAGAGGTGGTGGTGGCGGTGGTGGATCACATATGGGAAATGCATCAGGAGGTCCAGGTGGTGGTGGAAATGGTTGTGGTCCAGGTGGTGGTGCACAATCAGGTCAATCTCAAAAAGGAGGTGGCGGTGGTGGAGCAGGTGGTATGGGAGGCCGTGGTGGTGGAGGCGGTGGTAGTGGTATTGTAATTATAAGATACAGGTTTCAAGAGTAATTAATTATGGCACATTTTGCAAAAATTGGAATTAACGGAAAGGTGCTTAGTGTACACCCAATGAATGATTCAGACATATTAAATGCTGATGGTATTGAGGATGAATCAGTTGGTAAACAATATTTAGAGCAACACAGTAATTGGCCTGCAGAATTATGGGTTAAAACATCTTATAACACAAAGCAAAATAAACATTTATTAGGAGGAACACCTTTTAGAGGAAATCATGCGTGTATAGGATACACTTGGGATGAAGATAATGAAATTTTTTGGCCTAAACAACCATATCCATCTTGGGTAAAAGATACATCGATTGCAGATTGGCAATCACCAATAGGTGCTCCACCTGCTTTAACAGAAGAACAAGAACAACAAAATACACCTCCTGATGAAAATACACCAGCAACTCACTCTTGGGTATATAAGTGGAATGAAGAAAACCAAAGTTGGGATTTGACAGACGAAGCAGCTTAATATAATTTTACAGTGGTGGTATGAAAAAAATTGAAGCTTTATTTGCAACTCCAATATATTTATCAAATACGGAAAGAGATTTTTCAATTGAAGAATTAGAGTGTGTTAATTATCATAAAAAACAATTTAATATAAATATAGGTAAAAACAAAACATCTAAAAATAATTTTATTTTAAAAGAAAATGAAATGAAATCTTTACACAAAGATTTAATGATTAAAGTTAATGATTATTTTAAATCTGTTGAAGACTCTGATGATGAAGTTGAACTTTACATCACACAGTCATGGTTAAATTATAATAAATCAAATACTTATCATCACGAACATTGGCATACTAATTCATATATTTCTGGAGTCTTATATATTAAAGCAGATGAGAATTTAGATTTTATAAGATTTTTAAATCCAAGATATCCTTTTTTTGAGTTTTCAAATAAAAATAATTTTAATGTTTTTAATTCAGGAATATGGGATTTTCCTGTAAAATCTGGATCAATAATTTTATTTCCTTCTTATCTCAGACATAGTGTTGAAAATAATTTATCAGATCATGAAAGAATAAGTTTAGCTTTTAATGTTTTTGTAAAAGGTATTATAGGAAATGAGAATGAGTTAACTCAACTTAAAACAGGTATATGAAAAAAATAATACTATCAGAGCAATCTTTATATTATGGAAATGTAGATATGCCTAAAGGTTGGGACATTGACAGGGAAGAAATTGCAAAAAATATAATACTTTCTGAAGGTAAAGATTTACCATTTTTAAAAACATCAGATATTTTAAACACTTATTTACAAGAACACATTAATTTAGAATATAATTTAAATATTACTAATAAAAAAATATTTGGTGATGTCTATGATATTAATGAACAATCGAAACCTCTTCTTGAAATAGATCCTGTAGATTTAAAAAATTCACCAGACTTTACTTTACTTTATGGTGTAAAAGTTGAAAATTGCATGGTAAAAATATTTTATGATGATAACAGAAGAAAAGGTAGGAGCTGGGAGATACCTCTTACAAATAATAAATTTATTATGTTTCCCTCAACAAATTTATATTTAATAACAAACAAGCAAAAACAAAATAAAAATATTGTACAAACAATAACCTATGAATTTACCTGAACATTATTGGTATTTTAAATCAGCTCTCACTCCAAGATTTTGTGACGAAGTAATTAAATATGCAAATAGTAAAAAAGAATTGATGGCTAAGACTGGAGGACTTGAAAATAAAAAATTAAATAAAAAAGAAATATTAGATTTAAAGAAAAAAAGAAACTCTAATATAGTTTGGTTAGACGAACCATGGATTTATAAAGAAATACAACCTTATGTACATATAGCAAACAAAAATGCAAAATGGAATTTTCAATGGGATTGGTCTGAAAAATGTCAATTTACAAAATATAAATTGAATCAATATTATGATTGGCATTGTGATAGTTGGGATAATCATGATGAGTCTTTCTCCAACATGAAAGGAAAAGTAAGAAAATTATCTATGACATGTCAGTTATCTGATGGGACGGATTATAAAGGTGGCGAACTAGAATTTGATTTTAGAAATTATGATCCTCATTTGAGGGATGCTAAAAAACACGTTGTACAATGTAAAGAAATTTTATCAAAAGGTTCTATAGTAGTCTTTCCTTCATTTCTATGGCACAGAGTAAAACCTGTTACATCAGGTACAAGATATAGTTTAGTTTTATGGAATTTAGGGAGACCATTTGTATAATGAAAAATTTTACATTAATCGAAAAAAATGTTTTTACAGACCTTGAGTGTTACGGACTTATAGAATTGTATAAAACACAATGTATAGAACCAGAAAAAAATTATTATGGTTATAAATATGTTGATATAGATTCTTTCCCCTTTCTTGATAAACTTTATAAACAAATAAATAAGTACAAAACAAAATTTAAAGAAATTGAATTAACTGCTTCTAATTGGAATATGACCAATTTAAGATTTAAACATTTTGAAAAAGGAAAAAGTTTTAATAACTGGCATTCTGAACACTGTATTTCATTTCCTCACAGAATTTTAAATATTCAAATTTATTTAAGCACACATAATTGTGGCACTGAATTTTATGATAATAGTATAATTAAAAGTGAAGAAGGTGCTGTTGCTATGTTTCCTGCTTATTTTACTCATACTCACAAAGGCCAAGTTTGTCCTGATAAAAAAGATAGGTATATAATAACAGGTTATTTAGAATTTACTGATAAAGGTAGGTTAGAATAATGTCATTTAAAAAAAATAAATATCAAATAATAAAAAAAGCAATATCAAAAGACCTAGCAACTTTTGTTGCAAATTATTTTAGTATGCAAAAACAAGTTTATGACACTTGTATAAAAGCAAAATATTTTTCACCCTATGAAACAATTATTGGTGTTTACGAAATTGAAAATGAACAAGTGCCTCATACATATTCATGTTATTCTGATATAGCCATGGAGACTTTGCTTTTAAAGTGTCAACCGAAAATGGAAGAAATTTGTAATTTAAAATTAATTCCTTCTTACAGCTATGCAAGAATATATAAAAAAGGTGATCAATTAAAAAGACACAAAGATAGATTTAATTGTGAGATATCTACAACTATGAATCTTGGTGGTGATGCTTGGCCAATATATTTAGAACCATCTGGAGAAGTTGGTAAGAAAGGTATAAAAGTAGATTTAAAACCAGGAGATATGCTGGTTTATTCTGGCTGTGAGCTAGAACATTGGAGAGAAAAATTTAAAGGTGAAGAATGTGTTCAAGTATTTCTACATTATAATAATGTAGAAACAAAAGGAGCTAAAGAGCATATGTTTGATAAAAGACCCCATCTTGGACTTCCAGGTTGGTTTAAACGATGATATAATTTTATGATGGAGGCAGGGCACCACCACACACCCCCTGCCTCCTTCTTAAAATTATAGGAGTATAAATTGTTTGGTATAACCGCCTTTTCACAAGCTGCTTTTTCTGCTGTAGGTATAGATGCTGTAAGTATTGATGTTTCTGTAACAGGAAGTCAATTAAATACAAATACGGGAAGTGTATCAACTACAGCTGATGCAAATATTCCTGTAACGGGTGTACAATTAACAGGGTCTGTAGGTAGTTCGACAGTAGCATTAAATACACCTGTTAATGTAACAGGATCTCAATTAACAATGTCTATGGGAGAAGAAACTCTTGTAGGTAATGCAACAGTATCGGTCACAGGATCTCAATTAAGTTTATCCCTTGGTACTTTTTCTGTAAGTGCTGACGGTAATGTAAGTGTTATTGTAACTGAGCATGACATAGTTACGTCAATTGGTTCAACATCAGTAACAGCAGACGCTAATGTTAATGTTACAGGTTCACAAATAACAGCATCTTTAGGAGAAGAAACTATTGATATAAATACACCTGTAGATGTAACAGGGTCTCAATTAACTGCATCAATTGGTGCTGCAGTAGCTGTTCCAGGAGTAGAGGTACCTGTTACAGGTATACAATTAACAGGTTCTATAAATAGTCCATTTATTACTGCATGGTCTAATGTAGACCCAGATGTAACTAATACCTGGACAGAAGTAAATAAAGCAGTTTCAAACACTTGGACTGAAGTAGATAAAGGAGTTTCAAACACTTGGACAGAAGTAAATAAAGGAGTTTCAAACACTTGGACTGAAGTAGATAAAGAAGTTTCTAACACTTGGACAGAAGTTGATAAGGCAGCTTAAAAAGTGTATAATACCAAATTATGGCATCAACATATTCATCAGATCTTAAACTTGAACTTATGGCAACCGGTGAGAATTCCGGTACATGGGGAACTAAAACAAATACAAATTTAGAGCTTGTCCAACAAGCAATAGCAGGTTTTGAATCTATAACTTTATCAAGTGGTTCTACTACAGCTTTAGTTATGAGCAATGCATCTATTTCTACTGCTAGAAATATGGTAATTAAATTTGCAACAATTACGCTGTCTGGAGCAACTACAGTAACCATACCAGACTCTATAGAAAAATTTTATATATTTGATTGCAGATCAATTACTAATCCAACAAATCTTACTATTAAAACTGCATCGGGAACTGGCTTTACAATAGATGCTTCAAAAATTTATGCTGCATATGCAGATGGTACAAATTTAAATGAAGTATCTTTAGATACTTTAGGTGGCACAATAGGGACAGCTGGAATTGCTGATGATGCAGTGACTAGCGCAAAAATTGCTGATGATGCAGTAGTAAGTGCAGCCATTGCAGATAATGCTGTTTTAACAGCAAACATTTCAAATGCTAATGTGACCACGGCCAAAATAGCTGATAATGCAGTAACGGCAGCCAAGCTGGAAAGAAAATTTACAATAAGCACTTCAAGTCCATCTGGTGGAAGTGATGGAGATATTTGGTTTAAATATTCAACATAGGAATTTAGATGGCTGTTTACAAGTTTTATTATTCAACTAATGAAATTACAAGTCTAGAAGAAATCTATACATCAAATTCTAATATAAAAGATGTAAAAGAAGTTTTTAAAAATGAAAAAGGTAATGTTACTTTGGTAAAAAGAATTGATATTTTAGAAGATCCAGATCAAATTAATACTGATGAAGCATTAGGATATACGAGATTATAATGGCTAATACTTTCGGTAAAGTTTCAGGAACTTTCCAAGAAGCAGACGAGATATACGCTAAAGTATCTGGAACTTGGAAGGAAGTTGATGAAGTATATGGAAAAGTTTCAGGAAACTGGAAATTAGTATTTAGTGCCTTTGAAGCAACTTCTTTTGCTACCGTATCATCTGGTTCAGGAACATTTACAGTTCCTGATCAAGCAAATGCCATACATATTCAATTTGCAGTCGGAGGCGGGGGAGGTGCATTTCGTGGAGCCGACTACGATAAAGCAGGTGGAGAATCTGCTGGAGGTGGTGGTGGTTCAGGTGGATATATTTCTGATAAAATATTAACCGTTAGTTCTGGTGAAACAATATCTTATTCTGTAGGATCAGGAGGAGCTGCTAATAATGCTATACCTACAAGATATAATGGAAGTTCTAGTGCTGGAACAAATACAACATTATCTGGTTCATCCACAGGAAGTTTATTTACATTGAATGGAGGTGGTGGAGCTTCAGCATCAGGAGGAGGTGTTCAAGGACCTTTGAGAAGTAACAGTTCAGGAGCCGCAGGATCACATTCAATTTCAGGAACAGCTATAACATCTGGTAATTTTAGAGATACAGATGGAACAACAAAAGCAGTAACAACTAACACATCAGGACCTACGGGAACATTTAATGATAGTGGTAACGGAGCAGCAGGAGTTAATCCTGGAAACTGTAGTGGTGATAACTGTCAAATAGGTGGTGGAGCTGGAGGAGCTTCTTATGATGCAAATGTGTCTGGAGGAGCAGGATCTCCTCAAGGAGGTTCAACAGGTGGATCAGATGGAACTAGAGGATCAGGTGGTGGTGGAGGTGGTGCCCAATATGGTAGTGGAGAGGTTACTGGTCATGGTGGAGATGGTGGAAATGGTGAAATTAAATATAGATTTTTAAAAGTAAATTAGTATATTGCCTTGATGGCAAACATAACTAAATGGTTTGGTTATCCAATATATATAACTAAATTAGAAAACTTTGAAGATATTAATAAAAAAATTGTACCTATAATACTTAGAGATATTACTCCAACCAATTCTCAATACTCACGAACCACGGATGTAAAGCCGAAAGAATTACAATCTATCGATGATAATTTACATAAAGATAAAAGATTTAAAGAATTATATACTGAGTTATCTAAAGTAATACAAGGTTGTTTATCTGCACAAAAATATAATTTAGATTTATTCGAAATCTATATTACAAAATCTTGGGCTACCTTATCTACAAAAGAGCAACATATTGCCTATCATAGACATATGAGTAGTCATTTTAGTTTTGTTTATTACCCACAAGCTCATGAACAAGGTAATCTATTCTTGCTTGATGATGATGCACATAAGGTAGGATTAACCATACCAAAAAGAGATCCATACTTCACAGAGTGGGATCAGAACAATTATGGTAGAGCAGAGTATCCTGCCGAAACTGGTAACATAATTATATTTCCATCTATGATGTTTCATGAGACTGGAAAGAATACAAAAGATATACCAAGACTTTCTATATCAGGAGATATAATGTTAACTATGAAGGAAGGGGTTAAATCTGAACATAATATACCTTCTCCTGCGACTTGGATGAAGCTATAAAATGTTGTAAAATGGCTTATGCCTTTAAGAAATGTAAGAATAGCCCCAGGTTTTAATAAAGCGGATACTCCTTCAGGAGCAGAAGGTCAATGGATTGATGGTGACTTTGTAAGATTTAGATATGGTCAACCAGAAAAAATAGGTGGTTATACAGCTATTGGACAAGAAACTATTTCAGGACCAACACGTGCTCAACACACTTGGACAGATTTAGAAGGTAATAGATACGCAGCACTTGGTACTTCAAAAGCTTTGTATATTTATTATGAAGATAAATTTTATGATGTTACTCCTTTAGCAACAGCTATAACAGGTGCAACTTTTACATCAACAAACGGATCAAATACTGTTACTGTAAATAAATCTACACATGCTTTAGATGTTGGAGAGTATATTACGTTCACTTCTGTAAGTTTACCTGGTGGTGGAGCAACAGGTTACACAACAGCAAATTTTCAAGATTTTACTTATGAAATTTTAACTATTCCAAATGCAAATAGTTTTACAATTCAAATGAAAACAAATGAATCTGGTACAGGTATGACTGCAGCTGGATCTGCAAGTATTAATCCTTATGAAGAAATTGGCCCAACGATACAAACATACGGTTATGGTTGGGGTACAAGTACATGGGGTAGAGGAACTTGGGGATCTGCTACAACTAGTTCTTCAGTAATATTAGATCCAGGTAGCTGGTCATTAGATAATTTTGGAGAACAATTAATAGCAACTATTAAAGATGGTAAAACATTTGTGTGGAATCCTGGTGTTTCAAATCCTTTGGAACAAAGAGCAACAATAATGACAGGTGCTCCAACGGCAACAAGATTAACAATCACTTCAGATAGAGATAGACATGTTGTTCATTTTGGAACTGAAACAACTATAGGAGATTCTACCACACAAGATCCTATGTTTATTAGATTTAGTGATCAAGAAAATTTTAGTGTTTATCAACCAACTTCAGTAAATACTGCAGGAACATTTAGACTTGATACAGGTAATAAAATCGTAGCAGTAGTATCTGGTAAAGATTATAATTTAATTTTAACAGACCAAGCAGCATACACAATGCAGTTTGTTGGTCCACCATTTACTTTTTCAATAAGACAAGTAGGGTCCAACTGTGGATGTATTGGACAACATGCAACTGTATATGCAGATGGTAAAGTGTTTTGGATGGGAGCAGGCGGAGGCTTCTTTGTGTTTGATGGTACCGTTAAATTACTTCCATCACTTGTAGAAGATTTTGTATTCACGACTACCGGATCAAATGTAGGAATAAATTATTTTTCTAATGAAATTATATATGGTTCACATAATTCTTTATTTAATGAGATTGTATGGTTCTATCCAGCAGGCACTCCCGCAGGTAATCCAGCAGTACAAAATAACAGAACTGTAGTTTATAATTATGTAGAAAATAGTTGGTCTACTATGACTCTTGCAAGAAGTTCTTATGCAGATGCAAGTACTTACGATGTGCCTTATGCAACAGAATATAGTTCTACAGGAACGCCATCTATTTCAAATTTAAGTGGTGCTACAAATACTTTTGGTGCATCAACATATTATGCTCATGAAGTAGGTAATAATGAAATAGCTTTAGATGGTACTGAAGCAGCTATACCTGCTTATATTCAATCTGGAGATTTTGATTTACCTACGGACGGAGATGGAGAATATATGTTAAGACTAAGTAGATTTTTACCAGATTTTAAAAATCTTCAGGGTAATGCAGTAGTTACAATTTTCTTAAAAAACTTTCCTATTGATTCAGGATCATCTTCACAACTTGGTCCTTTTACAATAAATGCTAACACACAAAAGATAGATACTAGAGCTAGAGGAAGACTTGCTAATATAAAAATACAAAATACTGCAGTAAATGAGACATGGAGATTTGGAACATTTAGAGCAGACGTTAACCCAGATGGAAGAAGATAATGGCTAAGATAAACGTATATGTACCTGAACCACCACAAGAATATAGTGTAGAAGGATTTAGACAAATAAACCAAGGTCTTGCAACTATTGAAAATCAATTAAATACTTCATATCAACAAGACTTGAAAAACGAACAAGATTCGTTTAATTACTTTATGCAATGACAATAAGATATAAAAGTTCAACATTTGATTTAACAACCACAAACGTTACAACAGTTTTAACGTGCCCTAGTGATGCAACTATTATCGTAAAAAGCATACAAGCTATACATGACACTGCTAGTAATGTTGATACTCATGCATTAGTAACTAAATCGGGTGGATCAGCTGTAAAAGTATCTTATGAAGAATTAAATAAAGCAACTGTTAATATGGTTAAAGGTTCTCTTAATTTAGAAGCTAGCGATATTTTATCAATGCAAGCAGGTACAGCTAACGAGATTACAGGTATTGTAAGTTACGCTTTGATAGATCGTTCACAGGAAAATGGCTAGAAAATTTAAAGACTTTGTTGAAAGAGATAAACCTAGAAAGAGACCTAGAAGACACTGTAAGAACCCTAATAAAAAAAAGAAGTTGCAGAATAATAAAAAATATAATAGACAAGGACGGAGACAAAAATGAGTGATACAATTAAACTACCAGCAGAAGCAAAAGAAATAGTTAAACATAAAAGAACAGGTAAGGTCTATGCTGATAAAGCTGAGTTTGATGCTGATGTTGCTGATCCCAATACTGACACTACTGATGATGATTTTAGGCAAGACTTGGAAATTAAAGTTACTAGAGTTACTATGGGAGCTGCCACAAAAAAATAATGCAACCTCGAGGCGCAACCGAAATTCAAATGGAGATGCTGAGTAAGCATGTCGATAAAGATTTACTAAACCAATTTCAAATCTGTACATCCATACCAGGTAAGGTTCCGTTAGACCCTAATAAGATAAATATACTTTGGCAAAAAAATTCTTGGGATCAACCTAATCTACAAAATTTTTTTAGAAATAAAGACAGGCACAATGAGTATGATTGGTATGTTTTTAATAGTCATTGGAACTATGAAAAGTTTAGATACTTTTTTGATATACCTACAGAAAAATGTATCGTTATCAAAAACGGCATGGATAAATTTCCTCAAAGAAAAATATATAAGAAGGGTGATCCAGTAAAACTTATACATCACTGCACACCATGGAGAGGATTAAATGTTCTTTTACGTGCAATGCAGGAAATAAAAAACCCTAATATTATATTAGATGTTTATAGTTCTTCGCAAGTCTATGGAGATGAATTTAAAAAACGTAATGAAGATCACTTTAAAGACTTATATGATCAAGCAGAAAAATTACCAAATGTAAATTATATTGGATACAAACCAAATGAATATATTTTAGAAAAAATACCTAGCTATGATATGTTTGTGTATCCATCTATATTTGAAGAAACTTCTTGTGCTTCAGCTTTAGAGGCATTAGCTTCTGGAGTTCATGTGATTACAAATAACTTTGGAGCCCTGTATGAAACATGTGCTGAGTGGCCTGTATATGTAAACTACTCTACTGATTATGAAAGTATGGCAGTAGCTACCGGTAATGCAATTGAAGTTGCAGCAAGTTATTTACATGAAGATTTTATGCAAGACCATTTAGAAGAGCAACAAAAATTTTATAAACGATTTTACAGTTGGAAGAAAAAAGGAATGGAATGGACAAGCTTTTTGAAAGGAGCCATCAGTGAAAGAAACAATAAATAGTGATACTTATCAAACACTCAAAGAATTAAAAGTAGACTCAAAACCATTTGACAAAGCAATAGAACCCTTATGGAAAAATAATAATTCTAAAGAAGAAATAAAACCATACTCTATTTTTGTTGCTACACCTGTGCATAGTGAATGTTCTATTCATTACACACAAGCATTATTAGAGTTACAAAAAATAGCTTTTCAAAAGAAAATTAAAATTAAATTTCAATTAATGAAATCTTCACTTGTCACACAAGGAAGAAATCTATGTGTTGCAGGATTTTTAGAATCTGATTTTACACATATGTTATTTATAGATTCAGATATATATGTCCAAGCAGAGTCTATTTTAAAAATGATTGATAGAGACAAAGATGTAATATCAATACCATATCCATTAAAAACAATGATGTGGGACAAAGCAATGGATAGAATTAATGATAATCAAATAAAAAATATAAAAGATTTAAAAACAGCTCTTAACACTTATCCTATGAGAGTAGCAGATGATCATGATATAAAAGTAAATAAAGGAGTTATGGAGGTAACTCATAGCCCTACAGGATGTATGCTTATTAAAAGAGACGTAATAAACAAATTGATTAAGGCATATCCAGATAAAGGTATAGTACAAAAAACTGTTATTAATGGAGAGTATGTAGATAAGCCTCATATGTGGAATTTTTTTGATTGTATACATGATCCAGAGACTAAGACCTATCTTGGAGAAGACTTTTCTTTTTGTAAGTTATGGAAGGATATAGGTGGTAAATGTTATGCCTATATAGGGGATACCATTGTCCATGTTGGAGAGCATCAGTATGAGGGACGTTTTGTGGATGAGTTGAAACCAACCAAGTAAAATGGTAATATTGTCTATAATTAATTAATTAGACTATGGATCCATTTACAATAGCACTAGCCACATTTGGCGTACAAAAACTTCGAGGTAAATCAACAAAGAGAGCATTAAGAGATGCAGCTCTATTAGGTGGTGGAGCATACGCCTTTGGGGCGGCTGCAGGCGCAGGAAGTATTCCAGGTGTTACAGCAGGGCAAGGTTTTTTAGGTAACATAGGACAAGGCTCAGCGTTCAGTGGTCTTAAAGGTATCCTTGGACAAAAAGCTGTTGGAAGCGAAGCAGCTAAAGAAGCTTTAATAAAAAAAGGAATTGCAGAACCAACTAAAGCACAAATAGCTGGAGCTACAAAAGAAGCATCGGGTATTCTAGGAATGGATACAGGAACTAAATTAATAACTGCATCAACACTACTTCCATTATTAGCTGGGGGTGATGAAGGTGATGGTAAAATAAAAGGTTATGATCCAGAAGATTATAAAAAAGCATATGAAGAACAGTCTGGTAAATTAGAGGGTGCATTTGTCCCTGCAAAAAATACTAAACCTTCCATGGATGAAACAATTAGATCAGATATGTTTTATGCAAATCAAGGTGGACTAGCAACTGCTATCCCAAAATTCAATAAAGGTGGTGTTAATTATCTACCATCAAAAACAGACCACAATGAAAACGACTATAATAATTATATAAGAGCCGAGGGTTATGTAGAAGATGGTTCAGGTAACGGTGATAAGGATGAAGATACTATGTTAGCGCAATTAGCTGATGGAGAATTTGTATCACGTGCAGATGCAGTATTGGGTGCAGGTATATTATCTGGAGGAGATCCAAAAAGTTATAAAAGTATGAGAAAAGCTGGTGCAGATTTTTTCTATGATCAACAAAAAAAATTAAAAAGAATTTACGATTTAGTTAATGACAACAAATCTGATACAATTCAGTAAAGAGGAGATTGATAAAGTATGGCCTTTAGCAAAAGAATTAGTGCACAAAGCTTGTATC